CTCCTGCTTCGCTCCAATACCATCTGTACTACCGCTGGTGCATCTGGAACTGCTGAGATTCTAAGTGCTGGCAATACCTTCCGAGTTGGTGACACCATAGGTGGAACTACTTTGGGAGATGGCGGTATCACTTATAATGGTCTCGACACTGATAGTGACGCTACCTTTAGTGGTGGCGGTAACTTGACGGATGGCGAGATTATGTACGTCAAAGCCCGTGCTGGTTTCACTTCTCTTGACGACATTGTCGAACAAGATGCTCGTGTTGTAGCCGGTGTCACCGTTACCAACGGTCCTGACGTATACAACCAAGCTACTCGTGCTGCTGGTGGACATTTAGCGGCTGCTACTGTTCTCGGCAATAGTGGAACTGGTCGGAACTTGACATTGTCTCTTCTAGACCAGGCCATACGGGAAGTTAGGATTAATGGTGCTGATCCAGACGTTATTCTGATGGGTTATGACCAGTTTGACCGTCTTTCTTCTCTGTTGCAGGCCCAGCAACGGTACTTGGACTGGGGTGAGTTCGTGGTTAAGGTGGGCGATGAGTCCACTCTACCAGGTTCGCATGCTGGTTTCCAGGTAGCTACTTATAGGGGCATCCCTGTTATAGTGGATCCTGATGCTCAGGGTTCCTATACTTCGGCTGATTCTAACCTTGGTAGCAACGTGTATGTCATGGATACTCGGTACATGGAAGTCGCTATTGCTGCTCCTACGCAGTATATCGACAACCGTGACTTCTTCCAGGCAAATGCGTTTGTCCTACGTGGACTCTTTTACACCATTGGTGAACTGAGAGCTTTGCGTTTGGATACCAATGCTAAGATTACTGACCTGAACGCCTAAATCAGTCGTTTAGTCAGACTTTCTTTCACAGGGGAGTAGCTGTGAAGCTACTCCCCTGTGATTCTATATACTGTAATATAACTAAAAATTTTTCTTGCTGGACGTAGGAGAGTTAAATCTCTGAGGGTGGGATAGGAGGAATCCAGTGAGAGGAGCGTAAAATGGCTGTTACTTGGACCACGACGATAATTCATGAAACTGTTTTTGGTAACAAGAGAGTTGTTACTGCGGATATAGAAGCTACTGGCACGAGCACCGTCACAGCGGTGGGAGATGCTTATGCTCCATCTGCTCTGGGCCTTAGAGGCTTTGATGTTGTTCTGATGAGTGGATTCTCTCTTAGTAATACGGGAGGGGCTACTCAAACAGCGGCACAGTCTGTGACTGCTGCTGATACAGGATATTTCCCTGTATATAACTATACTCAAGAGACGATATCTACCCATCATTTGGGACCAGCTGATTTGGCTTCGGTGGGACCAAGCATTGTTGCTACTGGGGTGAATATAACAGGTGCTAAGATAAGGATCATGGCAGTCGGTTATTAGTTTACAACTTAATAACTTTTGGGGTAGTACGAGACAGCTCGGCTATCTACCTAGTTAATTGTACTTCATTAAAAGGGTAGTTGATGCTGACTACCCTTTTTTTGGTAGAAACAGAAGGAGGATAGGTATGTTTCAGTTCATGACGGCACTTAGACTAGGCAGGTCAATTCTTAAACGATTGAAGAATGCTGATAATCGTGATGAATTAGTAAATTCTCTTATATCTGCTTTGGGAGATGGTAAAATAAAACCTACTGAGTGGGCTTTGATTGGCAAACAATTGGGTGTGTTTGGTGAGGGTTAGATGAGCTTACTGGGCCGTTTAGCTTCTTACTTTACGTTTAAAGTTAAGAGAAAGAATGTAGGTAAGTATAATTTTGGGGCAATTCATTTTGATAATTATGAATTACCTATAGTCGGGTTTAAGCATCCTCATATCGGACCGCCTAAGCTTTTTTATGTAGATGCCGCTACTCTAAATAAGCTCTCAGGAAGTGATGATGGCAGCACCAAAAATAAGAACACAAATTGAGCTGGAACAGCCGTTAACGTCATTCCAAGGTTTCACTAAAACGACATCAGATGCCACTGCGACGACTATTTTAGATGTTGCTACTGTCATGGAAGAGGCTAATCGCCTTACTTTTGTTGTTGAATTGGGTGATTTATATGTGAATTTTGGAGCTGCTGCAACTAGCGATGGTAATTCAATGCTGATACCAGCTGGAACTGGTTATACAGAAGATAAAGTACGTGTAACTGGTATCATTTCAGTTATGAGGGCTGGTACCACTAATGGAAGAATTCGTGGTGGAGTGTGGGGAAGATAAATGTCTATACAATCTGGTAGTACCTATGGCCTAAGGACTATCATTGAGTTAAAACAGCCATATGATCAGTTTCGGCCTTTTTCTTTGACGACATCTGATGAGACAGCTACTACTGTTTTAAATGTGTCAGACCATATGGAAGAGGCTAATCTTATAACACTTGTTGTAGATAAAAATGATTTATATGTAAGTTTCGGTAGTGATGCTACCGATGATGGTACTTCTATGTTAATTCCAGCAGGTACTGGGTATTCGGATACAAATATAAGTTTTAAAGGTTCAATCTCAGTAATACGAGCAAACCCAGGTAATGGACGAATTGTTGGGGCTATTTGGGGAAGATAATTTAGTACGCCTATATAGTGGAGTTTTGTGATGCCTATAGACCGGGGATTTGAGTATAGATTTTCTGAGCATGAATGGAGAACTGTTCGTGAATCTGTTGGCACTTTATCTAAATTCATACCTATTAATAAAACTTTAGCTTCTGCTAATACAGCTGAAGATTTGATTAATTTGTCTGATCGTGATGATCCAGCTATGAATTTGGTTACTAATCCTAGTATGGAGTTGGGTACGCCTCCTACAGGCTGGACTGGTAGTGGCTCAACGATTACTCGTCAATCTACTCAAGCACGAACAGGTACCTATTCGATACGGTCCGTGACGGCTAATGCTGCTGCATATGAAGGTGCGTATTATCGAATGACTAATCTTCCACGTGGCTGGTATGCATGTTCTGCATATGTATATCGTAATGGTGGCACGGTTGTAGGTAGAGCGACTAGTGATGGCGGTACTACCTATTCTACGGGTCCACAAGTCACTATGGCTGCCAACTGGAACGGCAGGGTAACGGTCTTACATCAGGTTACTACTGACAATGCGACTTTAGATTTCTATGTAGTTACAGATTCTACGCAAAATCTAACTTATTTCATTGATGATGCCCAAGTAGAGCCTTCATGGGCATATGTTATGGGCATGGCTGGCGGAACTAGTGATCCTAATCCTCCTATGGCTAATGTAACTACATTTGTAGATCCAGATCTACATAGATTTGCTCGTTGGATGGGCACCGCAGATGCGTCAGTCTCGGTTCGAGAGCCTATGATTAGTGAGATCCATGATATTTATTTATATTCTTTAGCTAATGACGCTGTTATCGACTTCAATCGTACTGCACAACGCAGTGGTGCTGCTGTTGGCTATGTATTGAAGGCCGGTGTAGCTAATGCGGTTAATCTTCGTCATATAGTTAAAGGAAATATTAGCTTCATAAACCTTACGACTGATGAAACATGTAATCTGGTTGGTTATATAAGGGGAAACTAGCTACGATTTAGGCATAGGAGCACAGAAGTTAATCCAGTTTAAGGATAAAATAGAATTATGGGCCTATTTAACGTACACACGGTATCTAATGCCTATCGTTCAGATTATTTTCAGTATCTTTCCGAACAATGGGCAACGGATGACAATGAATTTACAGGCATGTGGAACCGGGATGTTACTGGTGCGGCTACAATAGCTAGAGTAAATACCGATATAGATATGCCTAAGGTGTCATTGACTGTTCCAGCATCGCAAAGTGCTAGGCTACGATCTCTCTATACCTTTAGGGTTACTCCCAGTAAGTTCTCAAATACTGCCAATACGACCATGGTTCGTGGTGTATTTTTAGAATTTGAAGCTAAATTTACTAATGTTGCCAATATGGACAATGCTAGTTTCTTTATGGGATTTAATAATTCTACTACAGGTACGAGAGCTACTGCCGATGTGGTGGGATTTGGACTAACTAGCGATGCTATTCAAACGATCACAGATAGTTCAGGTACGGAGACTGTTAATGCTCCTTCTAATATTACTTTAACTAATCGAAATTTATATAAGATTGCCATTACGGAGGGTCAGGTAGAGTTTTGGGTTAATGGAAATCAAGTGGCAACACATACTACCAACTTACCAGATGTTTTACCCTTTTTAATGTTTTATAATGGGAGTGAGGCAACGGGAAGTTCTACATTGGATGTAGGTTTTTGTCATGTCTTCTACCGTGGATTTGATGATCAGAGGGCGTTTTAATGCCAGTTGAACTTAGACAGATATATCCTCAACGAGTTTTGGAATTTGGAGATAGTGAATCTTCGTTAGAAGTCATTGGCAATTCCTCAGGAACACCGTTAATCGTTCAAGATTCAACAGACAATGCCTCTAATCAAGTAGCTATTTTTCGTGGTGGTAACAGAGGCACTGCCGCTGACGGTGATAATGCCTATATAAGCTATACCTTAGAAGATTCAGGCGGTAATCAAGCTGAATTTGCTCGTATGGCTTGGACGGCTAATGATGTAACGTCCAATACTAAAGACTCTAAGGTAGTTTGGTCGGTTCAAACTGGTAATACTCTTACAGATGTATGGGAGATCAGTTCTTCTACGTCAGGTGCTGTGACTACCAGTTTTCAAACTGGTGAAATTGTTCTACCTGATAATGTTTCTATACAGTTGGGAAATAGTGGCGCAGATACTGATTTATCTTCTGATGGAACTGACATAAAATGGATTGTGCCAGCTACTGCTGATGTAATATTGGGTCGAACTGGTGCACCTAGTCCTGATACCCTTTTACATTTATGGTCTGCAACAGCAGGAAGTGTTAACGCTATCTCTGGTACTTTGCTTGCGGTTGAAAGTGATGGAAACGCTTTTATAAATTTCCTATCACCTACTGCGAGTGGTTTGTATTTTGGAGATGCCAGTGCTAATAATTCAGGATATCTAACATATACACATTCAGGCGATATATTGACTTTATCTTCTTCTACTACTATTACCTTAAATGCTACCAGTATTAATGGGACTGCTATTAAAGATGAAGATAATATGGCGTCTGATAGTGCTACCCATTTAGCCTCGCAACAAAGTATTAAAGCTTATGTGGATTCTAATACTTTCCCGTCAAGTCCTACTGATAATAATAATGTCCAGTATGACAGTAATAGTAGTTTGTGGGTTGCTCGTACTTTTTTAGATTTTTCTAAGATTTCCATCCCAGCGGACCCTAGTGTTGAAGAATGTAGGCTATATCTAAAGGAAAAAGATACTGCTAACAATGTGTTAGCGGTTAAATTACAGAAAGCATCTAATATAGTTGAGGTGGAACTTACGTCTCCGGGTGCTATTTGTGATGAATGTGGTAGTGACGATGGTGCAAAAGACCCAATTTACGACTTTCAGAAGGGTGTTATGCGGGTAAGCTTATGGTGTGGCCATGTATATGAAATCGATTTACCTAGATATCGGAGGGTTATGTAATGGCTATCACCTATTTAGCTGGTAATAATATTGCTGGAACAGCTAGTGACCGAAGTGGTTTAACTACAACTTATTTATTGACGGGAACAACGTTTCTTGAGACTGATACAGATGACTTATATCAGTGGGATGGCGACAGTTGGAATGTAATTTCATCTAATACTGTTGCTGAGACATTAAGTGGTAAAACTTTTACTACTCCGCAAATAAATGATTCGGCTACTGACCATCAATACGTTTTCGCAGTAGGTAACCTTGCTGCTGATAGGACAGTCACTCTTCCAGTTCTTACTGGAAATGATACGTTTGTTTTTGAAGCGCATACTCAAACCTTTACAAATAAGACTATGAGCGGGTCTGGTAATACTTTTTCTAATATTCCTACCTCGGCTCTTACTGGTACTGCCTTTGCAGTTACTGATGGTTCTACAGCGTCAAATATTGCTTCTGGCGGTACATTAACATTTGCTGCTACTGCCAATGAAACGACGGTAGCTCAATCTGGTGGAACAGTTACGATTGGCTTACCAAATGACGTTACTATAGGTGGCATTTTAACTGTTACTGGAAATCTTACTGTTAATGGAACTACTACAACAGTCAATTCTACTACTATGACTGTAGATGATCCTATTATAACGTTAGGTGGGGACGTAGCTCCCGGCTCAGACGATAACAAGGATAGAGGAGTTGAGTTTAGATACCATGACGGCTCAGCTAGAGTAGGATTTTTTGGATATGATGATTCAGTAGGGGTATTTACTGGTTTTACGGCAGCTACTAATACTTCAGAGGTATTCTCTGGTACGGTCATGAATGCTACATTTGGTAACATTGTTGGCACTCTAACTACTGCGGCTCAGGGAAATATTACTTCTTTAGGTACTTTATCGTCGATTGTCGTCTCTGGCTCTGGGACAGTGGGTGGTTCTGACATAGTCACACTGGCCGCTACTCAAACTTTAGCAGCTAAGACCCTTACTGCTCCTAAATTTGTCAATACTGGATTTATTGCAGATGCTAACGGCAATGAACAAATTATCTTTGCCACTACGTCTAGTGCGGTCAATGAGATTACAATAACGAATGGAGCTACTGGTAATTCAGCCAGTATTACGGCAAGTGGCGAGACGAATACTGGCATTAAACTTATTGGTAAAGGTACAAGTGGCATAACGCTCACTAATGCGACTGCAAATGGGGCGTTTTTAGAGTTTGATACTAAAGCTGCTCCAGCAGATCCATCAACTGAATTTGCTAGGATGTATTTGAAAGAGGTGGATGCCAATAATAATGCCATAGCCGTTAAGATTCAGAAGGGTGGAAGTGTGGTTGAGGTTGAAATTACTTCCCCTAAAGCAGTTTGCGCTGAATGTGGTAGTCGAGATGGAGCGAAAGATCCATTATATGATTTTGAGCGTGGAGTAATGGTGTTGGATTTGTGGTGTGGCCACTCTTTCGAAGTTCCAATGCAATGGAGTCAGATAAATGGCAATAGTTAGATATGCCGGAAATAGGATGACAGGAGTTAGTGGTGACACTAAGCCTACTTCCAACTTAATTGCCGGTACTACTTTTCAAGAGACTAATACCGATGATTTATATGTTTGGGATGGATCTTCGTGGAATATAGTTGCCGGTAATACTGTCGCACAGACGTTTAGCAATAAAACTTTAACGAGTCCAGTACTCAATACTGGGTTATCTGGCACTGCTTTTCTTGATGAAGATGATTTTGCCTCTGATTCTGCTACTAAGGCAGCTTCGCAGCAGAGTATTAAAGCGTATGTAGCCAGTCAGGTTTCAGGTTCTCAAAATGTATTCAGTACGGTTGCTGTTTCGGGGCAGGATAACGTTGTAGCCGATGGTACCACGGATACGCTTACTCTAGTGGCTGGCAGTAACATGACCATCACCACTACAGCAGGGTCAGATTCAGTAACTTTTGCTGCTGCCGGTTCTAGCACTGTAACCGTTACTGATAATGAGAGCACTAATGAAAATAATCTTATTATTTTCGTAGCTGATGCGGCTACCAGCACTGGGGCACATGACTTAGAAATGGATGGGGATCTTCATTATAACCCTAGTACTGGCACATTAACGTCAACCGTTTTTGTTGGAGCTTTAACAGGTAATGCTTCGGGCACAGCGGCTACTGTGACTGGAGCAGCCCAGACTGCGATTACCTCTTTGGGAACGCTAACTGCACTTCAAGTTGATAACTTAAACATCAACGCAAATACCATCAGTGCTACATCAGGAGCACTGAATATTACGCCCGCTGCTGGAAGTGCGATAGTACTGGACGGAACTATAAATGTAGATGCTGGGGTGGTTACTGGTGCTACGAGCATCACATCTACTGCATTTGTCGGTGGATTGACTGGCAATGTAACCGGCAATGCGTCAGGTACCGCCGCTACCGTCACAGGTGCAGCGCAAACGGCGATTACATCATTAGGGACGTTGACTGCACTTCAAGTCGATAATCTTAATATAAATGGTAATACTGTTTCATCTACGGCTGGTACTGATTTACTTATTACTCCATTAGCTGGGCAGCAAATAGTACTGGATGGGACAATAATTATCGATGCTGGGGTAGTTACCGGGGCAACAAGCATTACATCTACCGCATTTGTGGGCACAATTGATGGTGTTGTGGGGGGAAACACGCCTGCTGCAATCACAGGCACTACAATTGATGCTAATACTGACTTTACGGTTGGAAGTACGGTAATCACTGATGATGTGGTCACTTTTACTCCTAGTACCAACGATACAGTGGTATTGACTGCTGCAACTAATGGATCTTTCTCTCTTGTCACTACTGATGCAGCTGCTGCCGCTGCGAATATTCAAATAACTGCAGATGGGACAGTAGATATAGATTCAGCAGGAGTTTTAACCCTCGATTCTGGGGCCGCAATTAATATAGAGCCTGCCGCTGGCTCTGCAATTTTACTTGATGGCACAATTAGCATAGATGCTGGAGTTGTAACAGGCGCAACAAGTATTACCTCTACAGCCTTTGTTGGCGATATAACTGGCGATGTTACAGGTACTGCGGATGTTGCTACGGTTGCCACTACGGTAACCATTACTGACAACGAGAGTACAAACGAAAATAATGCAATTATTTTCACTGCGGGTGGAGATTTAGATGGGGGTAACCTAGGATTAGAGTCAGATGGAGATTTACATTATAATCCATCTACAGGTACAGTAACAGCCACTACGTTTGTAGGTGCTTTAACTGGTAATGCTTCAGGAAGTTCTGGCAGTACTACTGGAAACGCTGCTACTGCGACAGCATTAGCTACGGGTAGAACTATTTCAGCCTCAGGCGACATTACTTGGACTTCTGCATCCTTTGATGGCTCTGGCAACGTTACCAGTGTTGCTGCTATAACGGCTGATTCTATTATAAATGCCGATGTTAAATCAGACGCTGCTATTGCAGTATCTAAATTAGCTGCCAGTACAATTACCATCGGCGGTACATCTACTACATTGGGCGGTACTATTACTGCTCTTACAGCTTTAACTGACCTAGATTTAACTGCTGGTGATAAAACCCTCTTTGATACGGTTGGCAATAATACCTTAACTATTGGGGCAAGCACTACTACGGTAAATATAGCTGGTGATTTAACAGTTGGGGGAGACGCTACTACATTTAATACTGCTACCGTATCGGTAGAAGACCCCTTAATGATTCTAGCTAGTAATAACAATGCAGCAGATGCTGTAGATATTGGGTTTTATGGGCTATATGACACTTCAGGTTCCCTGGATTTATATAGTGGGATATTTAGGGACGCAAATGACTCAGGGAAATGGAAATTATTCAAAGATTTGCAAGCAGCCCCCACTACAACAGTTAATACTAGTGGAACTGGATATGCTGTAGGAACTTTTGTAGCAAATATAGAAGGTAATGTTACTGGCGACGTTACTGGAGACATTTCAGGGAGTTCAGGAAGTACTACTGGAAATGCTGCGACAGCCACTGAAGCTACTAATATCACTGCTGTTGCCAACAATAGCACGAATGAGACTGTGTATCCTACGTTTGTGGATGGTGCTACGGGTACTCAAGGCATAGAAACTGATACTGGATTTACTTATAATCCAAGTACTGGTGTTTTGACTTCAACTACGTTTACGGGGGCATTGTCTGGTAATGCTGCTACTGCAACGGCTTTAGCTACTGCTAGGACTATTGGAGGGACATCGTTTGATGGTTCAGCTAATATAGTTCCTGGTACTTCCACAGCATTAGCTACTGGCAGAACTATTGGTATGACAGGCGACATTACTTGGACTTCAGCTTCTTTTGATGGGTCAGGTAATGTCACAGGAACTGCTGCTATAACCTCTGATGTAATTGTAAATGCAGATGTTAAGTCTGATGCCGCTATTGCATATAGTAAGCTAGCGGCATTATCTGATGGTAATATCCTTGTCGGTAATGGCTCTAATGTTGCAGTTTCTGTTAATCCATCTGGTGATGTTGATATTAGTAATGCTGGCGTTTTCTCAATTGCGGCTGGCGTAATTGTTAATGCTGATGTAAATGCAAGTGCTGCTATAGTAGATACTAAATTAGATACAATTTCTACTGCTAATAAAGTTAGTATAGCGGCCCTTGACATAGATGGAGCATCAGAAATAGGGGCCGCAATCGTTGATGCGGATGTATTCATCATTGACGATGGGGCTGGTGGAACTAATCGAAAAGTATTGGCTAGTAGGGTTAAAACATATGTCGGCGGTGGTGTACCTAATCCGTTCTTTTTCGCATAGGAGGATATAATGCCAGTAGATAATTTTAAGCAAATTTTTCAAGGGCAGATAAGCACTACGGCAGGTGCTCTGTATACAGTTCCAGCAAACCACGAAACCATCATTAAACACATGACGGTGGTTAATAACGATACTGAGGCTTTGTGGTTTACGCTTTTCCATACTACTGGCACTACCTATAGCGAAGCCACGACTATCATCCCAGAAGCCACGCTCCCGGCTGGTGGGTGGGCTGAGTTTGACGGAACTATAACAATGGATGCCAGTGATATTCTTGGTGGCGATGCAGAACAGGCGTCAGAAATTACCATCACTGTATATGGTGATGAGATTGATGTGAGTTAAATATGGCTTGGACGTTTTACAACAGTAGCGGTGAAACACTAACTAGTTTCGGCCCTGTGACTTTATCTGAGATAGACATAGATGGCGGTACTGACATAGGTGAAGCCATTGTTGATGCAGACCTGTTCATCATTGATAATGGTGCTGGTGGGACTAATAGGAAGACTGCGGCTAGTAGGATACTAACTTATGTTGGAGGAGCTGTCCCGGCACAGGCAAATCAAGCTGCTCTTGAGGCCGAGACTAATCAGGATACCTACATCCCACCCGATTTGGTTAAGCATTCGCCCGGCGTAGCAAAGTTCTGGGTAAAATATGATGGTGCGAGTGCTGCTATTCAAGGAACCGCTTACAATGTAGGTAGCGTGACCGATGGCGGTACAGGTGACCATACCGTGAATATCACCACTGATTTCAGTTCGGCACATTGGTGCGCTACTATGGCGTCCAGAACCGCCGGGACGGGTTCCGATATTCGGGTTGAAACAATGGCGGCTGGTACTCTCCGTGTTTTAAGCGGTGACGGTTCGTCGGCGGCAGACTCGACCTATGAATGTATAGCTGGATTCGGTGACCAATAAGAGGGTATATGGCTAAGCGATATTTGACGACCTCAGCAGAGGGCATACTATGTATAACAGAGGTTATAGGCGATGATGCTGACGGGAATAAACTCACCAAGGCTTTATTTGAACTAAGTCGCACTACGGATTTAGAAGCCCATTTCGATGCCTCGATTCATACCCGTGATGCAATCGCTGCTGGTATATCTGGGCATCGTGCGTTGTCGTTAATTGGCGAATGTGAGGACACTGACCTGCCCACAGATAGGTATTTTAGAAACGCTTGGGAATGGAGTGACTAATGCCAGTAAATGTCAACATGACCAAAGCCAGAGCCATACATCTGGCAGAGATTCGCCGGGTACGCAATGCAGAACTTGTTAAAGAAGATGTGACTTTCATGCGGGCTATTGAAGCAGGGGATGCAGATGCACAGGCTACGATTAAGACCAAGAAGCAGACGCTCCGTGATTTACCGGATACCTTCGACATTACCACTGGCGTGGATACACCTGAGAAACTAAAAGCCAAATGGCCCACAGAATTACCAGCGAGGGAGAAATAATATGGGTTGGACATTTTATAATTCCTCTGGACAGAGACTTAGTGCGAGGATTATAGCTGATGATTCTATAACCACGGCTAAAATAGCAGATGATGCTGTAACCCTAGCAAAAATGGCGAGTGGGACAGATGGGCAGATAATTACATATGATGCTAGTGGTAATCCTGTTGCGGTTGGCCCCGGTACAGATGGACAAGTATTAACTAGTACTGGAGCTGGTTCTCCCCCTGCTTTTGAAGCTCTTGCTGGTTTAACTCCTTGGACTGAAAATATAGATGCAGATACTTATACTTTAACTGATGTAGGTGCTACGGGAAATATCTGGAACTCTACTGCATTAACGGTTCAATCTACTACTAATGCTAAACTTAGGTTAGTGATTGGTAGTGGTGACGCTTCCATTGTATTTGAAGGGCCAACCAACTGGGTTGTAGGATTAGATAATTCCGCATCTGACCAGTTTGTAATTGGCAATGATACAGCATTGGGAGGTGCTGATAAACTAACTATTGCTACAGGTGGAGATGTCACTGTTAGTGTTGGCAACCTAGTAATTGGAACCGCTGGCAAGGGCATAGATTTTTCTGCTCAGGCCAGCCCAGCTGCTGGCATGGCTAGCGAATTACTCGACAGGTACGAGGAAGGGACATGGACTGCCGCAATCCAGGGGTCTACGGGGTCAATAGGTGCTGCGTCAATGACTGGGCAGGGTTCTACTTATACCCGGATTGGAAGAATGGTCACAGTCTACACATCTGTTAGGGCCACGAATATAGGCTCATGGACTGGTACTATGCGGATTGGTGGCCTACCGTTTACTAATGGCGGTATCGGAGCCGCCGGGTCTATAGGTATGTTAAGTTCAACTGCTTTGGACGCAACTGTTAGAGCT